CTTGAAAAAGATTTTAGATCATGTGTGGCTCTTCTGACATATGGAGATGATGCAATCGGTTCAGTTAAGGAAAAATATAAGAAGTTTAATTTTGTATCTTATAAAAATTTCTTAGCTGCTCACGGTATGAAATTAACTTTGCCCTCAAAAACTGACGAGGAAGTCGAATTTTTACATCGAGATGAAGTTGATTTTTTGAAACGTAAAAGCAATTACATCTCAGAAATAGGTGCATCTATCGGTAAGTTAGATGAAGATTCTATTTTTAAATCCTTGCATAGCAATATACAATCTCACAGTGTAACTGAACGTGAGGTTGCATGTTCTTGTGTTGAAGGTGCTCTACATGAATGGTTTGCATTCGGTAGAGAGCATTATGAAATGCGACGTGAACAGATGCATTTAGTGTGCAATGAATTGAATTTGCCTGTTCACGCTTTAAATTACACGTTCGATGAACGTGTTCGAAAATGGTTAGATTGTTACGCATCGGCAGTCGAACCGCATTCCCTTAACGAGAAATCATTGGATACCATTCCGGGTGAGAAAAAGGCTTTGACTTCTCGTCAACTTTACGCATATTTATGCGGTGGAAGTCTAACACCACGACAACCACAAAATAATCAACCTGAAAACTCTGAATCCCATTTGATTGGAAGCAGCAATTCCCCAGCTGATAAGGGGAAGTCCGGTCTGGATGGTCACATTCCAGAGGTAGGAAAAGCTACCAAAAGCTTTAAAAAATCAATTAAAAAGGTTATTAGTAATAATAATCTTAGAAATAGTCCAACAAGCGTGCGTGAGGATATCACTCCACATGTTGGAACTAGTCCAACTTTAGGATCTTTGCATCATAAAGTTCGATGTGCTATCGGAATATTGAATGCACTGGAGAAAAATCTGGTAAAACAGAAAGAAGTTGATATTTTACATCAAATTCTCTGTGCAAAGGGCATTTTAGCATCATTGGAGAATGGTATTGAAGATGTATTGATTGCACAAATTGTGGAAGCAGAACATCAATTTGAAGGTGCTGAAAAAGATTCTACACCACCATCAACGGCAGAACACCAATTTGAAGATGCTGATGAGGATTCTAAACCACCAGCTGTGCCAGATATTGAACCACATGCTGCTGATGAACTTCCAAGTGATTCCATAGTTGCAGGAGAACAAGCAACTGATCAAACACATG